ATGACAAGTGAGCCCACGTTTTTTGTTAGCGACAATTGTAAAGAAGTTATTTTTAGTTTAACAAGAAGAACGTACAAAAACAACAAACCAATTAAAGATAATATTACAGATCATACTTGTGATGCAATTGAATACGCTGTGTGGCAATTGTTTAACTCACAGAATACAATAACCCAAACTAACGTTTACAAACAACAACACGCACCGACTTTATCAGACCTTATAAATGGACGTGGAACTACTAAATAGCATAAATATGACGTTAGGAGATAAATAACGATATGAGTGAATTAAACCCGTTTTTAAAAAATCCAAAGCTAATAGAGTTGGAGAACAAGTACGACCTAGTTACTGCTTTGCATGGCGGAACAGAATCCTTACGACACGAAGGAACAAAGTATCTACCAAAAGAACCAAACGAAACAGATGCTAACTACAGACGTAGATTGGAAGCAACTGTATTGTATCCAGCATATAGCTCGGCAATTGTATCAACAACTGGTAAATTATTTGCTGGTGAAACAGTTATAACAAATGCATCCCCGATTTTAACTCCAATCCTAGAAGATATAGACGAAGACAGCAACAACTTAGAAACATTCGCTCAACAAGCCACTCTATCAGCTATTCATTATGGTTGCTCATATATACTAGTGGACTACCCAGTTATGAATGAGAACGCCACTCTTGCAGATGAAAAAGCAGCAGGTGCCCAGCCATATTGGGTGTTATTAGAAGCCCCACAAATATTAGAAGCAAGTCCAGTTAAAGCAGGTGGTAAAAATAGATTAGGTATTTTTAGATTTGCTGAAAGAGAAGCTTATCGAACTGGCGAATTCAGTATTGCATACAGAGATAGAGTAAAAGAATTTAGACTCCAACCAGATAATACAGTTATATACAGAGTGTTTATTAAACAAGACAGTAAATGGGTTTTACGTGATGAAGGTACTTTACTTGGGATGACTGATATACCAATTGTCCCAGTTTACACGAACAAAGCAGGATATTTTTTAGGCAGCCCGTTATTTTATGACTTAGCAGAAGAGAATATACTTAACTGGAAACTGAGGAGTGATTACAATAATGTGGTACACATGGTCACTATCCCTATGCTAGCTGTAACTGGCGCAACAAGTGGCTTTGATGATTTGGGTGTGAAAAAAGAATTAACAATTAGCCCAAACACTGTATTAGAGTTTACAAATCCAAATACAAAAGTAGCTTGGGTTGAAGTGTCTGGCAGTGCAAGTCAAGTAGGTAGACAAGCAGTAGAAGATAGCTATGCAATCATGGAATCATTATCACTTGAGACATTGGACACTGGTCTACAAAACCAAACTGCCACAGCAGCAATGCTATCATCGAATGATACAAATGCAGTTATAAGAGTTATAGAAGATCAAATAGAAAACGCACTAAATAAAGCAATAGATTTCACATACATGTATTTGGGTGTACCAAACCCAGGTACTTTAATAGATTTAATTGTTTCGGAAGAAATGATAAATAATACAACAGCTTCGAACGACGACGCAACGCCGAGTCAAGAAGTATAAATTCGGCCCAACGGGTCAACTACCAAACCAACGGAAAGGTATTATAAATGGACAAAGAAGAAATTTTGAAGTTTCTTACGGAAACTGATGAAGGTAAAGCAATAACTGAAGAGCTAAAAGCACCGTTACTTGACAAGAGAAACCAATTATTTGAGCAAATGACAGCACTTAAAAGCGAAATAGAAACTATTAAGCAAAGTGAAGCTGCAAAATTGCAAGAATTAGAGGCAAAACAACGTAAAGTGACAGAAGAAAAGCTGTTAAAAGAAAACGACTTTGAAGCATATAAAAAGTTTCACGAACAAGAAGTACAAAAGTTAAGTGGTTTACTTAATGACTTTAAGTCGAAATACGCACAGAAAGAAGCAGAGCGTGTTATTACAGAAACAGCAGCAAAGTACAGTAAGGCGCCAAAGCCCTTACAATTATTACTTCGCGAACGCATTAGATCAGAACTGAATGAAGAAGGTTCGGTTAATATAAATGTGTATGGCGATGATGGTAAACAAATGTACTTTAATGGTGAACCAGCTTCAGTTGAACATTTGGTTGAGAGCTTAAAGTCGAATGAGGACTATAGTCCATTCTTCGCAGGTACAGGAGTATCAGGATCAGGCACAACTAAAAGCGAAACCCTCACAACTTCTTCTTATAAAGATATGAACAGTCCTGGATTTAACTTATCGAAGGCGATGGGAAATAAAGTCTAGGAATGACAAAATTACCTAGAAGACACAGGTCTTCTTTCAAAACGACAATAAAGGAGGCCTTAAATGGCTAGTACAAAAATTTCAGACCTTAGTATAGTACCTGAGGATTTTAAAGCGTATGTAGAAAAACTAATAATGGAACGTTCAAGAATGTTCTCTTCAGGTTTTGTACAAAACGTACCAACATTCATCCCTACAAAGGGCACAATGACAAACGCACCATCATTCTTAGGATTTGATGGAGCAGATGAAGTATTGTCAGATTCAAGCGCACTTACTGTTAACTCAGTTGGTAGCTTAAATGCGGTTGCTGCTATTAACTTCAGAGGTAAAGCATTTGGTGCTAACGATCTAGTTGATATGTTAGCTGGTGCAGACCCACTTGGTAACTTAGCAAGTAAATTTGCTGATTACTGGGTACGTCAGTTAAACAAAACACTTATTTCGACTGCTTTAGGTGCATCAGCAGGTGCTGACGCAGCATATGGCGGTGGTGTTATAATTCTTGATAACTCAGCAAACCCAATCGATGGCGATGCAGTTATTGACACCAAGCAATTAGCTGGCGAATACAGTGACATGTTAACTATCATGATTTGTCATTCAGCTGTAAAAGCTAAACTACAGAAAAACGATCTTACAAAAGACGTTGTAGTTGAATCAACTGGTACCACTGTTACTACCTACCAAGGTATGCAAGTGGTTGTCGATGATGCATTAGCACCAGCTCTTGGTGTGTACACAACTATATTCGCAGCTCCAGGTGCATTCTTATATAGCGAAGGCATTGACCCTGCATTAGCAGTTGAAGTGGACCGTGATATTTTAGCTGGTGATGACATTGTTGCATCACGTAAGCGTTATATTATGCATCCAGCAGGTGCAACATTCTTAGGTGCCGCAGTTGCTGGTGTAAGCCCAACTAACGCAGAACTAGCAGATGCTGCAAACTGGGGCGCAGAAGATCCAAACTCAGACAAACGTATCCCTTGGAGAGTATTGCTACACACTGTGGCTTAATACAACATAATAATATAGACACTCGCAAGAGTGTCTATTTTTAAGGAGATCGTTATGCCAGTACCTAGTGGTGCATATGCAATGAAAAAGCTAGCAGGGAGCTATTTAAGCACTCCTGTAAGCAACGTAACAATTATGACTACACAAGAAGGCGTTTGTGATTATCAAAATCCAAACTTTAATTGTGTAGCAACAGCCACCCTTGAGTTAGATAATCCAGACAATGCTGTATTAAGTGATATAGTTTGGAGCACTATTACAGGTACAATCACAAGTGGACAAAATACAACTATTGTATCGGTTGCAAGTACGTCTGATGTAAATCAAGTGGACAAGATAACATGCAATTTACTTGTGGATGGCAATCCATTTACTATTTTTAAAAATATAACTTATAGACACACAGATATAAGTCCCCCAATTTCAATAACAGGTATTAATTTAGAGAGTGGTGGTTCATGCAGCTATGATCCAGGTGAAACTTGTCAAACTACAAGTGTTTATAGACCCACGTTAGAAAACGGTAATGGTACAGTGTCTTATAAATGGAGTGTTACTGGCGATGGGTCAATAAGTGGCACAGACACATCAAAAACTGTGACTGTATTAGGATTAGATGACTCAACTGATGACACGTATACTGTAACATGTACAGTTACTGATAAAACAGGCTCAGACTCAATAAGCCAAGAGTTTACTGATACAAAAACTGAAAATGTAGTTGTACCGCAAGTGATAAGAAGATTAGACACTCCTGCCAGATACACAACAAATAGCTCAGTATATAATACGCCTGCAGGCACAAACAGAATAGTTTTTATAGCTATTATGTATGAACGCAACGAAGGAAATAAAACTGTAACTTGGAATGGAGCAACTGCATACAATACAGCAGCTTTATCAATAGGATCAGTTAATGCAGGAGTGCAATTATTTTATGTCGATGAAGCATTTTTATTAGCTAATGGCGAATCAGGAACTATTGTGTGGACAGGAAATGGATTGTATTTTGATACAGCGTATGTGTGGACTATTGAGAACGCAGAACAGACAGTGCGTGGTGAAGATAACGATACAGGTACAAATATATATGATTATAACGATACAACAGACAACTATTACTTTGTGAATATAACTTCTGCTTATAAAGATAGTGCAGTGGGTGGAATAACTATTAACTCAACTGGCACTCCAAATGCCCCGGCTGTGTTAGCAAGTGAATTATATAATGGTACAAATAGTTTTGTAACAAGAGGTTATATTAACGACAGTACATTAAGTACTGCACCAGGTGATAGTTTTGTAAATCAGAACATAAACAGTATAACAATAACTCAATCATCAGCACTAACTATAGATACAGGCGGTAGAATACTAGTTAGAAGCCACACAGGCACCCAAACAATAGTTGATACAGATGGCGATGGGTTAACAGACGTAGTATTAACAGAATGGACTAATCCAGATGGCACAACTGGTTCAGTTAATGAAGATGCGAATAGTGTCCATATAGATGTTGATGGCGATGGTAAAGCAGATATTATATTTGTAAAGAAAGAGGATGACAAGTAATGGCATTTAGACAATTAATAGTGGAAGATGGAACTGGACTTAAAAATGCTAATACTTATTGCTCCTTGAGTTATAGTATTTCTTATTTCAGTATGCAACAAAACACAACTTGGTTGGAGTTAGATGCCCAACAACAAGAACTTTATTTGATTCAAGCAGCAAACTTATTAGATGATAAATATGGGCAATATTATAAAGGTAACTTGTTAACGAATACCCAATCATTATTATTCCCAAGAACCAAATTTGTGGATAACAACGGACGTGAAGTTACTGGCATCCCAAAATCATTAAAGAATGCCCAATGCGAAATGGCATTTTTAGCTATAAGTGGTGCAGCACAAAATGACCCAAATGCAGGTGTTAACAATTTAAAATCATATACTGATAAAGTTGATGTTATTGAAGAAAGCAAAGAATACTTTAGCCCAATGCAAAGTACAACTTATAATTCAGTAATTAGAGCTATGGCACCATTGATGACTTATAGTAGCTACCAAACATTTGCAGTGAGAGGATAATATGGCCAAATTTGATTATTTGAAAACAAGAAACACAGCATCGGCTTTATTAGAAAAGTTTGGTGGACCACTCACATTTGAAAAACCAGACGCAAGTACATTTAATGGTGTGGGTGTAAAAATACAAGTAACTGATGATAATAGACCAGATACGTTAACTGGTAGAAATGTGTGGAAACTATTGCTAAAATATGAATCTGGCAATCTACCAGAAACTGGCGATTATGTGACAATGGATGGCAATACGTGGGCTGTTATGCAAGTGGACCCACTCGAGCCAGATGGAATGACAGGTATATTTTATACTTGCTATGTGAGTCGATAATGGCTAAAGTTATCATACCTATTAAGAAAAGTCTAAATAACTCAAGAAACGAAGGCATCACTCTTAAATCATTCGATAAAGAGATTATGGATCAAGTGCTGATAAACTTACTGAACGACTTTATTCAAGAATACGCTAAAAATATTGGACACGAAGTAGTAGACAATACGCCAGTGGCAACAGGGCGTCTTAGAGGGTCTATAGGTATAGCTAATAATTTAAGTGATTTATCTATTGCTGTACCAGATAAAGATGGTGGAATGACAAAATCAAGAATAGATCAAGAAGCAAAACAATTAAAAGTGAACGAAGACTTTGTGATAGGATCATCAGTAGATTATGCAGACGATGTTGAAATTGGGACTAGTGACACAACACCAGATCCGTTTTTTAGACAAGCAATTGCAAATCACACAAGCCACGCAAATAAAGCATCTCAAAGTATAAAACCGAGAAGGAGTTAAGCAGTGGCAATAAATTATAATGAGATAAGTGATGCATTAACATCAGTACTCACTTCAATACCGGATATGCCGCCCATTCAAAAAGAAAATGAACGATACGTACCTAAAATGGGCAATACGTATATTAGACTTTTAGAAATACCAGGTGCTGCAACAGGTGCAACTATAGGCGTGTTTGGCACCGATCAAGTGAATGGGTTGTTCTCAATAAATTGTTTTTTTAAAGCAAACACTGGAATTTCAGAAGCAAACAACCTAATAAGTGTGATTGTTAATGCTTACAACCAAGCTGAAACAATAACTATAAATAACACATGTATTAGAGTTAACAGTGCGTGGAAATTAGCTTCAACCACAGAAGCAGATTGGTTTCAAATACCAATACAAATATCGTGGACAACATATTATAACAGAATATAGGAGCATCGAATATGGGATGTGTTAGCACAGGTGGTCAAAGCTACCTTTCAAGAGTAAAAGAGGTAACATACGGAGTGACACCAGACACACCAACCATGTTAACTCAAAGATTCTCAAGT